TCCAATTAAATCAGAGGGAAACGCCTTTGTAGTCGAAGAGGGTATTAAAAGTGAGGTTAATTACCATGAATGGAGTGAGGGAACCAAGCCTGAGGTCTCATTCGCAAAGATTTTCTACCTAAATGATCACGATTCTAGACTTTATCTTGCATCTGACACCTATGTTCAACTGATTTTGGGCAGTGGAATGGTAGTTTCAGGTAAAAATCAAAAGGCTGTAAACGCGCTCAATAAATGGATAGCAGACAACTATATTGAGGAAAAGGTTGAAGATGGCGCACATTCTTACGTTATTGTTGGTAATCTTTGTTATGAACTAATCAGAAAGGGTAAAAAGGTCGTAGACATAGATGAGATTGACATAACCACGCTTATTGGTGCCAAAAGAGACAAGACTGGACAGATTCACTCTTATACACAACATGTTAACGATAGAGACATAGTTATAGAAGCAGCAGACGTTGCTCACCTTAAATTTACGTCAAGAAGACAGGAACTATGGGGAAGAGCCTTGGCACAGTCCATTGTAACACCTAAATCTGTCAATGGTAAATACATTGAATCTTCTGTAGAAGAAATGTGGAAGATAGAAGACGCTATGGTAAAGATATTCAAGTCTTATGCCTCTCCAATGATGATGATTCAGTTTGAAGATGTAGGCGAAGACTTTATTGAGGATAAACAACAAGAATTCAAGAAAATGGGTGCAGGTGCCAAGATCATTACTGATAAAGCCTTTAAAGCAGAGGTATTTGAGGTTAATCCAGCTTCTAAATTCGATAAATATATTGAACACATGGAAAAAGACGTTATTGAGGCTGGTACTCAGTTCGCTTCCCAGATTTTAACCGCAGGTTTTACCGCAAGGGCTTCTTCTGAGTCAGCAAGTGATATTATCAAGTTAAAGATTAAACGTATTCAAAGACGCTTCGGATTAGGTCTTAAAAAACAGATATTCGACCTCGTTCTTGAGGGATTAGGTTTTAACCCTAAAATAGTCGACATTAAGGTGGATTTCCAGTTTGATTCTGAATCCGTATTATCAATACAAGACGTTACAGCATTGTTCGAGAAAGGAACCATCAAACGTTCAGAAGTAAGAGGTTATCTTGCAGAAAACACGGACGTCAAGATTGACATGGCTGATATGGAAGATACCTTGCCTATTACCTCAGTCACACCTACTGACAAGATGGGTGGACAGAACAAAGAGCCTGAACTTCCAAAGGAAGCACCTAAACCTACAGAGTCAATATCAAATAATACATCTTATCATGAGGAAAAGAATAGGGTATTACAGGAGATACTTGACGACGTTAAAATGACAAAGAAAGAAATACGATTGAAACTGCAGGAACAATTGGAGGTCAAAGAACAACGTGAGTTTATAAAGGTAAACGAGGAATCTGTGTTGAGAAACAAAAAAATGGCAATATTAGACAAGTTAAGCGATACAATAGGAGACGGTGATAATGATTAGATTTTATAAAGAGGGAGTAGAGATAGATTTGGTCAATCTTGGTGTGACTGAACTTGGAACTACTAACAGACTTGAATTGGTAATGAAGAATGACTTTACGGACAAAGTAGAACTATTAGATGCCACTGTAGAGGACGTAGGTTTAAAGATTATAGAATTCACTAAAAAACTGGGCGTAAAAGAAGAGGGCAAGATAGTGTTAGAATTCTCCCCAAGTAAAAACCGTACTGAATCTCTTAAAGACTCTAAGATCAAATTCAGGGTGGTTATTGGTTAATGGCAATCACTCACAGCACGGTAGCGACATCTGCTGACGAAGCAGGTGCAGAAGTTAACAAAACAGAATGGAATGACGATCACGTTATAGATGATGGCACTCTAAGCATAGCAAAGACATCAGGATTGCAAGCCGCAATAGATGGTAAACAAGCAACCATAACAGATGGCGACCTAACTATCGCAAGAACCAACGGACTGCAAGCCGCAATAGATGCCAAGCAGGCAACCATAACTGACGGTGATTTAACTATCGCAAGAACCGACGGATTACAGGCTGCATTAGATGCAAAGGCAACTGTAACTGCATTAAACACTAGACCAGAAGCATTGATAGTTGCAGCCAGTGATAATGAAACAGACTTAGCAACAGGAACCGTATTTACATTTTATATGCCTTATGCCATGACTCTTACAGATATCAAAGCCTCAGTATTAACAGCACCAACAGGTGCAGAATTAATTGTGGATATACATGACGCAGGTACAACAATCATGGGAACTGATAAACTGGATATTGATGTGTCAGAATTTCACACTAGCACAGCCGCCACTCAACCTGTATTAACAGATACCGCACTTGCAAATAACGCAAAGATTGAGATTATAATTGATCAAGTAGGTTCAACCGTAGCAGGTGCAGGATTGGTTATCTATATGATAGGTTATCAAGCATAATGGCTATATTTAATTCTAATCTATTTAACAAGGCTATATTCAATACTAAATTCATAGCATCTAGAGGTAACGGAGTATCCAAAAGAAGATTCAAGAAACTTCCAAAGGAGTTAATGGAGTCACATGCCTCGTTCAAGGTTTCGTCAGGTCTGATCATACCTGTATATGTAAAAGCAGAGAGTAAAATATTGACTGGATTTCAATCAAAAATTGAGTCCAGAATATCATATCCTGACAGCATACCCACATCATCTAAGATCTTACGTGAGGTGGTTCAGGCTGTAAAATCAACAGTTGTTACTGACGGAGAGATCGTAATAAAGGGAAAACTTAACAACGTTGAGTTGAAACTGAATAAATTTTTCAAATCACACAGGGTAGTAAACCAACTACTGCTGCTTGACATCTAATTACTTCTGTTTATTACATAGTTTAATATAGATCATGTTAAAAGTAGAGGGTACTCTAGCCATGCCTAGAAAGTCACTTAATGGTAATTTCTATTTCGCTTCCGAACTTGCAAAGGGACATGACAAGATTGTAAAATTAAGATTAAATCACGACAAGACCGATTCAGGCGTAATTGGTGAATCCCATCTAATTTGGGACGAAGAGAAAGAACATCTTAACTATCAGGCAACAATTTCACACGTAATGGTAGAATCACAGGTACAAGCCCTTATAGACGCAGGTGAAGACGTCAAAGTATCCTTAGGTTTGTCAGCAAACGAAGAGGCTACTATGTGTCACCCGGACGGCGGAGACTGTATGAGTACGCCTATAGATGTTTCCTTTAACGAGATGAGTATATTATTAGGTGAAAATCCGGGAATTCCAGAAGTATCTTTATCCATAACTGAATCTAAATGTGGCAGACATAACGTTGAACTCTATGCAACCGAATGCAGATTATCTACACAGGAGAATGAAATTACTTCTCATAATGATAAAGTTGATGAGACTAAAGTAATGACAAGTGATAAAATAGAACAAGACTTAAATGCAGAATTTGATGCAAAAGTAGATGCAGCCGTTACAGCCCGTATCGATGCACACCTCAAAAAACAAGAGGAAACCGCAGAAGCAGAGGCAACAGCCAAAGCAGAAGCAGACAAATGTGCAGACGACGACTTTAAATGTAAAGCCGCTCAAAAAGCAAAAGATGAAGCAGAAGATCTTGCTAAACAAGAAGCACTTGAAAAATCTATAGCAGATTTAGTCGAGAAAAGAGTAGCAGAAGAAACAGCAAAAATTCAAACCGAATTAACTGAATCTAATGCAAAGAAATCTGAAATCACCGAAAGCGCTGATCCTAAAAAATGGGAAGAAGCACAAGTAGATGAACAAGTCGCATTAATGGATAAAGTCCTCGCAGGAGAACAAGTATCCATGAAAATCGACAAAGAAGAATTCTTAGAGAAACACTCAGTATTCAAACCAAGTCAATTCTCAGAAGCAGTATCTACATCAGGTACAATTCCGGGCGTTGATGTCGGACAACAAATTGTAATCCTACCGGGCGGAATCATGGTCAAAACCATTCGTCCTTGGGTACAAGTTAAAGTTATCCCACAAGGTTATGATACAGTAAGATTCTACACTCTTGACATTCCGGCATTCGGAACAATCACTGAGCATGTCTCAACTGATATCACCCCTGCAACCCACGCTTTAACAAGCATAGAAGTCTCCGCTAACACAGTTAGAGGATTTAGACAAAACGTGCTTAAAGCAGAAGTAGAGAAATATCCTAAAGACTTACTCGAAAAAATCCGAGAAACTGCAAGAACAAGAGCATTAGAAGATGAGGTAACTATTGTCTTATCAACTATTGCCGCAAGCACATCAGTCGACTTTGGTGCAAACCACTTAGACGCAAACGATGGTGCCTTGATCACTGACGAAACAGGCGAAGACGCAGCAGGCGTACTAAAAGCAGCAGGTATTGAAGCCGCTAAAGTACGTTTACAAAGTCAAGGTCATGACGCAGAGAACGGTTCAGCAGTAATTGCTTTGACTCCAAAAGCACAAAAAGAACTCATACAGGATTCAGCCGTAGTTGACTTTATCCAAAACAGTTCACCAGAAATTAGTAGACAAGGTAGAATAAATCTTTACTTCGGTATCGAAATATTCGTCACAAACTCTATTAATACTGACAACAACAATGCCGCAAGAAACATCTGTTTCATGAAAGGTAAAGCATTTGGACTAGCAGTTGGAAGAGATATCGAACTAGAATTTGGCAAGAACATCGTAAGACAATCCGTTGACATTGTTGCAACACACAGAGTCAATGCAGTTGTCTTAGATGCAACAGCCTATGTAATTCTTTCAAGTAAAAACGATTAGTCACGCTAATCTAACTACTTTTTTATTTTTTTATATTAAACAGTGTAATTTACCCGCATAATACTTTCTTTAGTGGTGTTTAAATATGTTATTTCATGGACGACAACCAATTCCAAGACTTAATCATACATGAGTTGAGAGCTCTCAAAGACAAGTTAGATGATCAGCACGAACGTATGGATCTGATAGCACAAGAACTTGTGAGAATAGATACAGAACGTAAGACCGCATATTCTGTCAAGAGTATATCATGGGAGAAAATGATAGCAGTAATAGGTTGTCTGGGAATAGGCGCGGGATTAATAGTAGCACTTATATAGCCCTTATACCATTTATTTTCTATGAGTCTTAAAATGGACGCAGATACGGTTGCAAAACTGCAACTTGTACTCATATCTGTCCTAGTATTTGGCTCGGTTGGTTACGTACTGTTGGGCGCATATACCTATGGATACGAATCTACCGAGGGCAAAGAACTTTGGCAGGATATGAAACTGATCATCATAGCAGGGGCATTAGCCGCATTTGCTATGCTCGGTCTAGGCAGAAGAGTACAATCAGATAAGGTATAGACTATTACAGTTTATATACCTCATCTACTCCTTTTTTATTATGGTTAAGTTAACTATAGCACAAATCAACAAGGAACTCAATTTCCTAGAGGTTAATTATCAAAGATTGACTATCAAGACAGTTGAATATCTTGCTGAGAAAAAGAAACTCGAAAAACAAAAGAAAGATCTGCTTAAACTAGACGAGAAAGAACTTGCAGTTATCGAGACTCAGAAAAAGCCTTACAAGTCTTCAACATTGAAGAATAAGTTCTCCAAACTGAACGGGAATAGAATTCAAGAAGAGGGCAGAGTAATTGTAGGCGAAGACGACGAGTAGCAGGCTGATAACCTTGCAACCCCTTATTTTTATTCCTAAGGTCAGGGATATAGTCAGAGTTAAAGAATCTTGGGACACCCTGCCATATGACAAGTTAATAGTAGAGAACGTTCCAGAAATGGAAGCATATCATTTTGCCAGACGTTATTTTTTAATGCATGACAAGTATACACATTTTGTTATCTGTCCTGACGATCTTATAATAGATCACTTTGCATTTGAATCGTTAAAACGTAAGGTCTTGGAGTTTAATCTGTCCAATCTTTCAGGTATCGCAAACAGACAGCAGGATTACCCTGATGAATATGCCACACAATCTCTTACGGAAGTAGACTATGAGTTTGCCAACGGCGGTACCTTTTCGTATTACAATCAGGAGAACATTCCCAGAGAAATCTTTCAGGCAGGATTCACTGGATTCTGTTGTCAATGGATCGATCGTAACATTATGGATAACATAACATTCAACGGATCATCAGATCATAACAACTGCTTGGACTGGCAGTTCGCTAGGGAATTATATTCACTCGGAATACCCCTGCTAGTTGATCCACATTCACTGTTTAAGCACTTGTCCAAGGAACAGAGATCTGAACTACGTCAGTGGAAACTGGGTAATGAGACTCGCAAACAGAACGTATATATAGTCAACGGTGATAGATAAAATATGGACATAAAATTCCACGGATTTGAGACTATCGGCTGGTATGAGAAGAGACGATATATAAAGATCATGTACAAGTGGCTGGAGGATCACGTAGGTCACATAGAGAACGAGACTACCAGAGAATACACTCTGTCAAGAATTAAGAAGTTCAGAATAAGATTTTTCCCTACGACAATGTATAAGAAAATGTATGGAGAATATAACTGGCGTACTGGAGACACGGGTACTTTGTCTGATCTTATACCGCATGAAAAAGTGGGGCAGTTTGTCATAGATCTTTTCATTTTGGACAACAAAGACGACCTAAGATTCGCCTCAAACATTATCATGATGAGTCACGGACTGGGACACGTATTGCTGTATTCCTATGACCATACAAGGAGAACAAAACTTACGGTCAATGACGCGTCAGGCAATCTAAAAGGTAAGGAGTTACAATGGCATACGGCTGCAGTACACAACAGGACAGAGGCAATAGAGAAATCCGTTCAAAGACTTACCGACAGGGAAGTTGACAATCAGATATATTATCTTCAAACATGGAGACGTTTCGGTCTCAGATGGCGAAGAGTAATGTACAGAATGTATGACTTTAGAGATGATCTTAATTGATTGAAACGCTAGGTCTTATATGCTGTACTTGGGACGATCCCCGTGGAATTATGAGAATGTTTGAACAGGATACAATACATGACTTTGACTATCTCTGTTTTTTTGACGGCAAGTTTGAACAGTGGCAGGGCGTAGAGGAATTTCCCGTATCCGAGACTCATGACATTGTAAAGGACTTTGGAGATACCAATGACGTAAACGTATATTATGAATTGGTCGAGGGAAAGACAGAGGCAGAGAAACGTAACTATATGTTTGCAAGGGCTTATGATATCGGAATGGACTGGGGACTCGTAGTGGATTCAGATGAGATCCCATATATCAACAAGCATGAGTGGAACAAGGAACGTCCCAGTCTGTCAGATTCAGAGTTTGGCTGTCACAGTGTTATATTAAACAACTATAATCTAATTCAAAGAAGACCTAGGCTGTTCAACATGAGGGAGAAACCTTACCTCTTACAGAACGAGTCCTCACTGTCTCACGATCATGTATATTCAAGCAGGGACGGCAGGGACATGACTGTAGACATTACCAAGACAAAATATGACGTCAAGTCCATCACGTTGGAACATGACAAGGAGTTTCACTCTAAATACAGATGGAACTGGAGACATGAGTTTGCCAAGATCAAAAACCATTGATTTATATAGCGTATCCACATAACAGTAGTTACCACTACAACGTGTGAATCTGATCGTACACACAAATTAGTAAGATGGGTTTTTATATCTCATTTTACTTCTATTTATTACATACTTTAATATAGATATATGGTTTATGGTACTGCCGCTACGGTTGAAACTCTGGTCTATGGCTCAGCCAAGGCTAACACTCCAGCAGGCGTAACCTCGGCATTGCAAGCAGCTACGGATTATATTAATGGCAAGTTAAACATCAGAGTGGAATTGACAGGAGACGACGAACCTGTAGCCTTTGAGAGCATAGCAAATCAGATAGCCGCAGGCATTCTACAGGAACAGAGGGATCCTAGGGCAGAGTCACAACGCACTATCATGGGCAAGCAGATGCTAGATGATTTCATGGATCAGACAACTTCATCAGTAAGAGGCGAATCTTATCATATTAGATTTGTATCACAGGATTGACCGTTACTATCAGACACCTAGTAGGCGCTAGAGAACCCTTGGATATAGTTATAGCCGCTCAGATCAATGACAACTGGAACAACACCAAAACAGATTCAGTTACTCCCATAGTCGAGGCATTGTCTTATATTCCCTCAATGAGCATAGAAGAGGACTTTCAAACAAGCCCTAATATTATCAAGGTGTCCATGGTTTCCGTGGAAAGAATAACAGAAGACGAACCGTTGGGAGACGACTCTCACTACTACAGGACTGATGTTTTAATCGATTGTTGGGCTGAATCACCCACCCTTTTACAGTTATTTGAGGACGAGATCAATAGGATCTTATGGGAAGTTAGACCTAACAAGGCTACTAGACTGAACAAGTCAGACGGAGTTGAGGCTACTCTGGCAGTAGGTACAAGCGCTTCCGAGGTAGAATCTTTTCAAGATACCGAGGTTAAATGGGAGTTCCTAGGCACAGATGATGAATCTGCTCACAGAGTCAGTAGTCAAAGTACGTTACAGTGTAATTGGTTCAAATTAAAAACATAATACTTCTTAAAGTAATTCTAACCCCTTAGTATTTATATGGCAGCTCATAACATACAATCAAAACGCGATTTTGTAAAGGTCTTACAGTATGTAGGCGAGGGAGATACGGTTACGACACCCGCAAATTACGGTGCCGCAATTACGTCTCCAACGTTTATTGCAGTAGGAAAAGTTACGGATATCAACTTACAGCCTGATATTCAACACTCTGATACTGACGTTTTGGGTAACGAAGATGTTATCGACGCGGTCAAGACAATGGAAAACTATACGTTCACCATTTCATTTGAAATGATTAACACTACATTGATCAACTATGCCTATTCCGCCTCTGGTGGTGGTACAGGATCAATAGACGAGTCATTGACAATGATGTTTTCTGAATATCTTGACGGTACCGAGAACTTTACCGCTATGTATGGTTGTAGACCTACCTCCTGTACGGTCAATCTGGACAGAGGAATTTGGACTGCAACTATGACATTTATGTGTAAAGAAATAACATTACCGAGCGCTACAAGTCCTTGGTCGGCATCAACACCTGTTCACGCAAGTGAGACATCATCAGCCACTTTAACACATACTGATTCAGGTGCAGATCCGTTTACATGGAACTCAGTAGCATATCCAGAGTCCAAGTTCAGCAGTACCGTAACAAGAGGTATGTCAGTACAAGCAGTTAATGGTACAGCACAAATCATTTACTGCAAGGCAAGCACAAGAAGAATCGACTTTAGTGTAGACGCTTTCGTTAAAGCAGTTACATTAGAAACCGATTGGTTAGCAAAAACGGAAAGAACCGCAGGGTATTCTATATCAACAGCACCTAACGACGACTTTGCCTTTGTAGACTGTGTTATAACCTCTTATTCAAGACAAAAGACAGCCTCTAATGCAGACGGATTCAGAGAATCTATCACCGCAAGAGTAGGTAGCGTATCTATAACCTAGGTATAGGTTTATATACCTCAAACTTCTTTTTTATTATATGATTGAAACTGACTACATAAACGGCGCATTGATAGTCAAGCGTGGTGAAACCGTAGTCAAGACGTTTACGTTCAAAGACTTTGTAAGCGCCAAGCAATTCCAGCCTATCAACGAACTGAGAAACAAATTGGTCAGGATAGCAAACGGTGAGGAGAAAAAAACCGAGGAAGAGGTTGACGACTTGAATCTGTCATTTTATACGCAGGCAACAGCCATTGGATTGGAGAACCCGTTGCCATGGGAAGAAGCCATTGAACTGTTAACAGTAGCAGAATTAGGCAAACTATCAGAGGAAATACTAATTTTTTTAGTAAACTGGAGTTCGATAGAAGCGGTCAAGCAATACGCTCAGCAATTATCGGAGATCCAAAAGAAAGACAAAAAGCCTTAGACAACTTTCCTGAGATATCAACACATCTGGCACTTAACAACTATGTTGCCGCAGGATACGGTACGCTCAAAGAGGCTATCGAGTTACTCGACAGTAAGGGCTTGGAGTACTTTAGTAAAATACTTCGTGTTAAGATGATTCAACAAGAAGAATCAGAATGACAATAACCTTTGACCAGCAGTGGAACCAGATCATCAGGGACATAGAGTCACTGGGCAAGGTAGAAGCCAAGGTTACTACTGAGTTCCTAGAAATTGCAAGTATTGGTCTGTTAGCCATATTAAAGGAGAATACTCCCGTAAAAAGTGGAGATTTAAGAGATTCTTGGAAAGTATTCGAGAAAACATTCAAGTTCATAGTCGTGGGTACCGATCTTACCGAGGCTTATTCAAGGGTGGTAAACGGCATGAGACCTCAAAGTATCCGTGCAAAGAACGGTAAGGCGTTACATTTCTTCATAGGCAATCAGGAATACTTTAGGGTAGCCGTAGAAACCGCAGGATCCAGACCTAATCCGTTCGTGGAACCCCTTATGAAAGCCATGGATATCATGCTGGAGAAACTTATTCTGTCCGAAATCAAGGACAATGCAAAGATATTCAAGGACATAAACAACGTAGAGAGAGTTACCAAGGTCAACATTAACAACGTTGCCAAGACTGTAGGTCTTACGGGTACCAAGCGTAACACCAGAAGAGGTAGAGGTACTGGATTACAGCGAGCAAAGACTGGGCGTAAATCATTCAAGCGTACTCTGTCTAGACGTAGACGTACTGGAAAATTCATTACTTCTAAAAGCACTAAGGTTGGATAACTAGACATGGGCGCAGACAGGGCAACCAATATTAAGATTAACATAGACATAAAGAATGCCGTAGCCAAACTTGATACAGTATCAAACAAGATGAAGTCAATGGGTGGCAACGCTCAGACTGCTGGTACTCAGGTAAGAACGGGAATGAATCAGGCTACTACTGCCATCAAGAAG